AGAGTCTTATTTGATTTTGAGGACTTACAAGATAATGTAATAAGACATAGTGGAGATATATTTTCAGTAACAAGGACTAGGTTTGATGAAATAAACAAAAAGACCAAGGAAATGTTTAACACAGACTATGTGGAAGAAGTGCTTGAAGAAGGCAAGTAGGTGATAGCATGACGCTGCTAGAAGAAGTGAAAGCAAGGCTTGATGTTACTTGGGAATATGACGATCCTAAAATTAATACAATGATTTTGGAAGGTCAAGACTTCATCAAATCAAGGGTTGGCAAGACTAACTTTGATACTGAGATATCAGCAAGAAAGTTATTAAAAGAATATTGCTTTTATGCCTGGAATGGAGCTAGTTATTCATTCGAGGATGACTTTAAGAGTGATATTTTAAATCTGCAGATTAAGCACAGTTTGGGGGACTAACAAATGAAACCTAACAAGAAAACATCTGAAGAATTAAATAGTGGACTACTTGAATATGGAGTCAAGAAAACAGTCAGAGACGAGAAGAAGGCAGTCATAGGCAATAGGTTTGTAAGGTTGGGTTTTTTGAAATACAAGATAAAATATTTCAAACATGAAGACTTTACAAATTACTTTGGGCTTGAAACAAGGGTAGACCTTAAAATCAAAGTCTACAAGGTCAAGGACTTAAAAATGACCCAGCTGATAAGAATTGACAATGCCTACTTCGATATCGTTAAAATGGATGACGATCTAACAGGTCGATTTACATATTTATATTTACAGAAAAGGGGTGGTCTAGATGATTAAAAATCTACAGGGGCTACTTGACCAATTAGAGGCAATAGCACCAGTATTTGCCACCGACATAAGAAAAGACGAGGTCAAGGAGAATAAATCGTTCTTTATTTATGATGATGATGGCGACATCAAAAAGCCTGACACGTCAACAAATCAATATCAGCAAGAATTTTATTTATATTTTGTAACCAGGGAAAAAATGGCCCTGGATAAATTTAAAATAATAGAAATGTGTGACGATCACAGACTGTTATTTAATTCTTGCGAAACACAGGTTGGGAAGATAGAAGGCTTAGATGTAGAGGCTAGCATGACTACTTTTACATTTATTCACGTTCACAGGATGTGTAGAGGGTAGCCTATGAGCAGGATATCCTTCATATTAAAGCCTGAACAAAGTGAGAAGATAGCCGAAGGTCTAAAAAAGACAAGTTCAACTCTTGAAAGCAAGCTAAATGAATATTTGCACACAAAAGGCGGCCAACATGCCATTCAGGGAATAATAGGATTTATGCCTAAGTCTGACAGGAAAAAGGCGCATGCCAAAGAAAGAAGTTCGCTAAAGAGTAGGAATTTTAATTTAGGATTTGAAATATCACCTAAAGGCCCTTACAAATATCTAGTATTCCCTGACCAAGGAATAGGGAAAAATAACCCAGTTGCCCAGGAGTTCTTCCAAAAAGGATTGGGAAGCAAAGAGGATAAGATATTCAATGATGTAATTAAAATCATTGATGAAAATATTAGTATTTAGAACAGGAGAAGATAAGATGGGAGCAACGCAGAGAGATAGCCAGTTTTCATATTTTAAAGTTACAAATGCCCATATATTATTTGAGGGAGAAACTGCATCAAAGAAGTTAGGCTGCACTGGTGAGTTAGAAGTCGAATCCGAAATCAAAACAATTGTTAAGAAGTGCGAGGGAGTCGACAAGGAAAAGAGAGCCAAGGTAGTTGGTCAGAAACTAAAGTTTGTAGGTCATATTGAAAGAGATGTCCTAAATAAAATATTTGGTATAGATACAACAGGATTTAAGCCAGGAGTATATACATATGGTGACAGTTCACTTGGTAAAGTAGGGTGCTTGACATTTTCAGCATACGACCTAATGGAAACAGATGAAGAGCTTCTTGCTTGGCCAAAGGCTGCAGTTACATCAGGACTAACACTGTCTATCAAGAATGGTGAGGAAGAAGTGGCAGAGATAGAACTTGAATTCTCAATAACTGCTGATGAAATGGGCAAGTTTATGTACAGAGGCTTCAGGTCTGAACTGGGCCAGTTGGCTGATACATGGCATTCAAAGTTTGACGCAAGCAAGCTAAAGGCATAAACGAATTAAAATATTAAAAAGGGGGTCAATATGGCACTTACATCAATCAAATTAACTGAGGGTGGAGAATTTAAAATAAATACACACCTAACACTTGGAGCATTAAGGGATGCACAGATAAAGGGTCTACTTAATAAGGACTTTATATCAGGTATAATCAAGACAAGCATGGGAAATGAAATAGGATTTGATTCATTACCAATGGATGATATCCTTCTTATGGATCTTGCTTATATTTGCTACACGATGGAAAATAAAAACCCACTAAGCATTGATGAATTCTTAGAAGTGGCAGACCTTAATTTCCAAGATTTAACTGAGATATACACAGAAGTGTTAACAAATTTAATAACAAAACCAGGGAAGATGCCTGGTGATTTTAAAAAGGCCACACCAAAGCAAGCTTCAAATGGCAAGAAAAAAAAACGCCAACGCTAGATCCTAGCAATGTTGAGGAGTTCTTCTCATTATTTGCCTTTTATTTTGGTTTAGGTCAGGATATATGGGAAATCCCTATATCCATGTTAATGTCAATAGCAGTGAATAAAATTGCCATAGACAATTACTTAAACAGCAGCATAGATTAGCCCCATATTTTTGGGGCTTTTTTTATTGAAAAAATTTTAGAGAAAGGGGGAATAACATGGCTAAAAAAACAAGCAGAGAGGTCAATATAGAATATAAGTTGATTAATAGTCAGTTCAACGCTTCTATTAAGGGCATTCAAAGTGAAATTACAAGCCTTACAAAGTCATTTAAGCTTCAATCAGAGCAGATGAAATTGACAGGGTCTGAGTCTGAAAAGCTAGGTGCTACCCTAGACCATTTAAAGCAGAAGCAGGCCTTACAGAAGGAAAAGACTGAGGAAATCAGGAAGGCCCTAGAAAATGCCAAGAAGACCATGGGCGAGAATTCCACAGAGGCTAAGAAGTGGGCCAGTCAGCTTATGGACTCACAAAAGGCAGAAGCTACCCTTGGTAATCAGATAAGCATAACTAATCAGAAGCTAGCCGAAGCACAGAAGGCTGAAAGTGCAGCCGCTAAAGCAAGTCAAGAACGAAAAGAAAAGCTAAGGGAACTTGCTTCTGAACAGGACAAGGTCACATCTAAGATGGACGCATTAACTGCTAAATATAATGCCCAGGTGACTGCCCTAGGGAATAATGCATCTGAATCAGACAAGCTAAAAATAAAGCAGACCTACCTAAAAGAGGCAATGGCCACTACCAAGCAAGAGGTCAAGGGACTTGAAGAAAGCTTGAAGATAGCCAAACAAGAATTTGGTGCAAACTCCGTTGAAGTAAATAAGCTTGAAAAAGAACTAGCAGAAGCCACTGCCAAGGCCAAAGAGTTTGAGAATGAGTATTCAAATGTAGGAAGCACAGCCAAGAGGGTGTCGGACAAGCTATCAAATACAGGCAAGACTATTTCAAATATAGGCGATTCATATTCTAAAAAGGTATCATTGCCACTATTGGCAGGGATAGGGGCCACTGTTAAAGTTGCTAGTGATTTAGAAACTGCATTTACAGGAGTAAGGAAGACAGTAGATGAAGTCAGGGACAAAAATGGCAAGCTGGTCATTTCTTATAAAGACCTTGAAAATGGAATAATTGAAATGTCTAAAACCATGCCGACATCTGCAGTTGAAATAGCGGGAGTAGTAGAGGCTGCCGGTCAGTTAGGTGTTAAGGCTAATGATGTCTTATCATTTTCAAAGACAATGGTGCAAATGGGTGAAGCTACAAACCTAAGTGCAACAGACGCAGCTACATCAATAGCAAGATTTACAAATATCATGGGTGGGTCACTTGGTCAGGTAGATAGACTTGGGTCATCTATAGTATACCTAGGTAATAACTACGCAACTACTGAATCCGAGATTACTGCAATGGCTATGAGGCTAGCCGGTTCAGGACATCAGATAGGATTGACGCAACAGAATGTACTTGCCTTAGCTACTGCAATGAGTTCATTGGGAATTGAAGCTGATGCAGGTGGGTCCTCAATGTCTAAGGTTATGGCCAAAATGCAAAATGCAGTAATGGGACCACAAGAAGCCTTTAAGGCATTTCAAGGTGAATTAAGTAGAGTTGGTGTAACATATCAAGATGTAAGAGCAGCTATTGAAAAGGGCGGCGAAACGCTAGAGGAGATGGCCAATAAAACAGGCTACACCAAAAGCGCATTGAAAGACATGGTCAAAGAATTTGACGAAGGACAATCTAAAATTGATCTATTCGCAAAAGTAGCAGGAATGTCATCCGAGCAGTTCGCTAAGACATTTAAAGAAAAGCCAATCGAAGCAATCAATGCATTTGTAAAAGGCTTGGGAGAAATGGGCAAGCGAGGGGAAAATGTCAATACCGTTCTAAGTGATTTGGGAATCACCGAACTAAGAGAAACTGATACGCTTAAAAGGTTGTCAGGTGGCCAAGATATACTAACAAATGCAATTAAAGATGCAAATAAGGCTTGGGATGAGAACAATGCCTTGACGAATGAAGCACAGAAAAGAAATGATACCTTCGCGGGTAAGATGGGCATGCTGAAGAATGAAATAATAGCATTTATGAATGATGCAGGAAGGCCAATAGCTGATGCACTAAAGACCATGTTTGAACACTTAAAACCAGTTTTAGAAGCAATAGGGAGACTAGCTAAGAAGTTCAACGAGGCTAGCCCTGAGACTCAGAAAATGGTAATGATGATAGGCCTGTTAGTGATTGCAATTGGCCCAGTCTTATCTATTGTCGGGCGATTAATTACTGGATTAGGTACGCTTACAGGAGCTTGGGCAACTGCATTCGGTGGAGCAAAAGCGGCCACTCCTGCGGTAAGGGGTTTGGCTATTGTCCTTAAAGGACTAAGTAAACTGGGTGGACCTATATTAACAGTATTTAAGAGTTTATTCACTGGACTAGGTGGAGTTTTTGCAAGACTACTCCCAATGGTAGCTGGAGCATTCCAGGCAATAGGTGCTTTTATAATTGCCAATCCAATAGCCCTTGCAGTTGCTGCTGCAGTTGCTGCCCTAATATTCATTTGGGTAAAGTGGGGAGATGATATTAAAGCCTTCTTTAAGAAACACTGGGAAGAAACCAAGCAGATATTTCTTGATGGTTGGAATGCTGTCACTGAAGGCATAACAAACGCTTGGAATGGCTTTATTGAAGGTGCCAAGACACTTTGGGAAAACTTCAAGTTAGTATTCAAGTTCCTATGGGACCATATCAAGGAAATATTCATGATAAGTTGGGAAGCTATCACATCACCAATAACACTTGCAATGAAATTGTTTATAGGTGTAATTAAGACCATATGGGAGCCTATGACTCAATTCTTTTCACAGACTTGGGGCAAAATAAAAGACAGTGCGACAAATACTTGGAATTCTACTACAAACTACTTACAAACTACATGGACCAATTTGAAGACTAAGGCTTCTGAAACATTTACAAATATGAAGACCTTCTTGGGTGTTACATGGGATTTTATCAAAAATACAACAAGTAGCACTTGGAGTAATATCAAAACCAACTTAGGACAGCACTGGGACAATATCAGAAGCAATGCATCTACTAAATTTGATTCGATAAGGCAGACCATTTCAACTTCTTGGGGTAGTATTAAGTCTATTTCAGGAACTACATGGGACTTCATCAAGCAGTCAATCGGCAGTAAGATGGACGGAATCAAAAGTAGAATAAGGTCAGGGCTAGATGCTATAGCAAGCTTTTTTAGAAATTGTAGACTTGAGCTTCCACATATAAGGCTTCCTCACTTTAGTATAAGTGGTGGATTTTCACTTGACCCACCTAGCATACCTCATATTTCTGTTAATTGGTATAAAACAGGTGGTATTGCAAAAAGTGCAAGTATAGTAGGTATTGGTGAGGCAGGTAGAGAAGCTGTTGTCCCACTTGAAGGACGATACATGCAGCCATTTGCACAGGCTATTGCCGACAGAATGAACTTTGAAAATTCACACGGTGGAGTAATCAATATTGTATTAAATCAGGATATAAAAGAAACTGCGGACTTTAGAAAGGGCATGGATATTGTAGACCATGAACTTAGGAAGCGTGGATATAAATTAAGCTATGGAACGGGGGCTATATAATATGCAAAAGTTAATACTAGAAGTAAATGATAAGAGAATTGACTTGTCGAATATGGGCTTTTGCGTTAAGGAAAGGCCCTCAATTCCTACATCTGAAAGGGTGATAGAAACAATAACTATCCCTGGGCGAGATGGGGATTTACATATTGAAAAAGGGTTAAAGGATATAGATATAAACGTAAACCTTAACTATATGGGGGACGACCTTCAAGATGTAGTTAGGAAGGTTAAGAGCTATTTGCTTGACTGTGATAAAATCATATTTTCAGACGATCCTGACTTTTGTTATTTAGTAAATTTTACCAAGGTAGGAGATATAGATAATGAAGTTAACTTCTATGGTGATTTTGAGGTTACATTTAACTGCAGACCACTAAGTTATAAGCTGTCAAGCTTTAAATATGTAAATGCAAGGGATCCATTTATTGTAGATGGATATAAATCATTGCCACTATTTAAAATCACCAAGCAAGCGGGAGAATCATTTTTCATCTTAGACAGTGACCCTACTACTAAAATATTAATTAATACTAATGCCACAGTAGTATATGTGGATTGTGACAGCATGACATGTTATAGCGATAGCATTAATTTACTGGATAAAATGGAAGGTAGATTCATAGAACTAAGTAGGGGTGAGCATAAGATATCGTCACATGGTGGAATCATAAAAGTAGAAGTAATGACTAGAGAGGGGTGGAGATAATGATTAGAGTTTATAATTCGACTGAAAGAGATTTCAGGAAGAATGGGCTACAGGCCCTAGATAGGCTAATCATAGACCCAGTTATATCAGAAGCAATAAATGGACTGTATCAGTTTGAATTTTCTATCCCGATTTCCAGTTCAGACTACATCGAAAAGGAAAATATCATAGTAGCACCAACACCAACACTTGATGACCAGGCTTTTAGGATTTCTCAGATTAGAAAAACTAATGGCATGTATTATGTGACTTGCTACCATATTTTCTATGACCTTACCCACAACATGATTGAGGATATAAATATTGTAAATTCAGGGGCAAGTGGGGCTCTTGATAAGATAGATGAGGGGTGCATTGACCAGCACCCTTTTAGCTTTTACACAGACATATACAATAAGGTAGCCAATTGTCGACTGGTTAGATATAACCCAGTAAGGGCATTGCTAGGTAGTGACGATAACACTTTTATAAATAGATGGGGTGGCGAGATTGAAAGAAATAATTTCAATATCACCATGAAAAAGAGACTAGGCATAGATAGTAGCGTGAAAATCATGTATAAGAAAAATCTAATCGGATATGAAGCTGATATTGACTATACACAGATTACCACTAAGATTATGCCTAAGGCATCAGATGGGCTACTACTTCCTGAAAAGTATATCAAGTCACCTAAAATTAACAACTATCACACGATTAAAACTAAGGTTATTGAATACAGTGATATCAAGGTAAGAGATGAAAATTCGAGCGACTCAGAAGGAATGAGTAGGGATGAAGCCTATACAGAAATGAGAAGGCGAGCCTGGGCAGAATTTAGCGAAAATCACATTGACGAGCCAA